GTTATTGGTATTCATTTCTTTCTCCTGCCTTTCGGTCTTAAGTGGGGCTTTTCCCCACTAGGAAAAAGGTATAGGAATCCGACACCAGAGTCAAGGGTATTTCGTGTGAATTGCATCACATAATTACCCCCTGAAATATGAGATGAATCTTCTCAATATATGAGACGGGTCTAATCTGGATTCTATTCCTACCCCCCCGAATATGTGCGGGCGGATAGTCCCCCGCCCCGTTTATCCCTGCACTTTCATTCCTTGCCAGAAATCTGGATTTATAATTAACTTTACATAATATTAATTACCTGAATCTTCTTAATATGTCTTAAGACGGGAAGAGGTAAGGCAGAGAATCAGGTCAGGCAGAATCTTTGAGGGTATATTGTTTAAATTTGCTTGGTTGTATGTATATATACTACCACAAAATATTTCTGTTATATTCCCCCAAAGTAAGTATAAATCAATACTTTTGTCGCCAGAGGGCGACTATTATAAAATACTTTAACTTAATTTGTTCGGTTTTACGATTTGAACAGGTTATCTTATATGTATAGATATTTATATATCTATAGGAGCGTCGCTCCGCTTCCTGCGGGCTACGCGACGTATAGATAATAATATATATAATATATATATGGGGGTATTCTGCCCGTTTAACGGTGGCGTTTAATCTATGTTTTAAAGGGGCTAATTGTGGGTAGAAAACCTGGGGTACAAAACATCACAAAGGATGTTGCCCAAAAGCAAGTCTTAGAATTACTGAGCCAAGGCTCAACCATAACCGACGCTATGAAGGCTGTTGGCAGGAACGAAGTGACCTTCCGCCAATGGGTGATGAACCAACCTGAGTTCAAAGATTTATCTGACAAAGCCCGCCTTGCGGGTAAAGGGGTCAAGGCTGACCTAGCCAACCTGAAGGACATAACCTTCCCCGACTTCTCAGAACAGTTTCTTGAAACTAAACTTTTTCCTCACCAATTAAACTGGGTTGACTTAATTGAAGGACGCGAGCCGCGTTGGATACCACCCGCTATGATTTATGAGCCAGGAGCGGCGAACCGTGTTTTAATTAACGTACCTCCTGAGCACGCTAAGTCTACGGTGATTACGATTAACTACGTAACCTACCGAATTGCAACTGACCCCAATGTGCGAATCATCATTGTTTCTAAAACTCAGGGTATGGCTAGAAAATTTTTAAGTGCCATTAAGACCCGCCTGTCCCACCCATCTTGGATTAAACTACAGATGGCATTTGGACCTAATGGCGGTTATAAGGCTGACTCACCTACCTGGTCAGCAGATATGATTTATCTAGGCGCTGGACGAGACTCTGGCGAAAAAGACCCTACGGTGCAAGCCCTAGGATTTGGTTCTCAGATTTACGGTGCTCGTGCCGACCTGATTATCCTAGACGACGTTGTGATGAACTCAAACTCCCACGAATGGGAGAAGCAAATTGAATGGCTTCAAAAAGAAGTTATCACACGTTTGGGGCGACACGGAAAACTGCTTATAGTTGGAACCCGTGTTGCGCCCGTAGATTTATATAAACAAATACGAGATGGCTCAAACTGGACTGGTGGCAAATCGCCATTTACATACTGTGCAATGCCAGCAGTTTTAGAGTTTGACGAGAAACCTGAAAACTGGAAAACCCTTTGGGCGAAGACAGATAGAGCCGAAGGTGACCAAGATGAAGTGGACGAAAATGGACTTTATCCAAAATGGGACGGACCCGCGTTATTTACAAGGCGGTCTGAAGTTGCTCCGAGTGTCTGGGCTATGGTCTACCAGCAAGAAGACGTCACAGAAGACGCAATCTTCTCACCAAGCGCAGTCGCAGGTTGTGTCAATGGAATGCGAAAGCGTGGACCGCTAAAGCCTAACGCCCCTGGTCACCCAAAGAATGTTGAAGGTTATACCATCATTGGTCTTGACCCCGCTATGGCAGGTGCTACTGCAGCGGTAGCGGTTACTTATAACCGTGCTGATGGAAGAATTTATATTTTAGATTGTGCCAATATGACCGAACCTACACCTATGAAGATTCGGGAATTGATGGAAGAGTGGGTGCTGAAGTACAAGCCCCAAGAACTACGTATTGAGATTAACGCTCACCAGAAGGCTTACGCCTTAGATGATGAATTAAGAAACTGGTTGGCTGCTCACGGTTGCCAATTGAACTCACACTTTACTGGCAAGAACAAATGGGATACTTCCTTTGGTGTAGCGTCTATGGCAAGTTTATTTGGAACTACCCGTGATGGTAGATTCCAGGATAACAACCTAATTGAACTACCAAGCAATGAAGGTTCTGAAGGTCTTAAGGCGTTAGTCCAGCAATTAATTACCTGGAAGCCTGAGACTAGAAATGCTACAGACTGTGTAATGGCTTTATGGTTTGCGGTTATCAAGGTTCGTGAGTTAATGCAAAAAGGTTCAAAGTTAACTCAGTATACAAACAACCGCTGGGCTACAAGACAGCAAAGACAACAACGTTACAGCATTAACTTAGATGACGCTATTGCAGAGCAATGGCAAGAAACTTACGGTTAGGATACAAATGGCATTATCAATTGAACAAATTTCAGCAAGAGTTGCCTCACTACGCTATCGTGCTGTAGACCGAGACACTCGTGCCCAAAATGTTCTTGCAGTTCGCAAAGGCGACATTGCTTCCGTCTATCCTGATTTCTTTCCAGAGGGCGTTGACGCTAACGTAGTAGCAAACTTTGTTGACATTGTAGCCCGTGACTTGTCAGAGGTTATGGCACCGCTTCCTGCGGTTAACTGTTCTGCAGCAAATGCTGTTAAAGACCGTGCCCGTAAATTCGCAGATACCCGCACACGTATTGCATCAAATTATTTTTCTCATTCCGACCTATCAGTTCAGATGTATTCTGGTGCTGACTGGTATTTAACATATGGTTTCCTCCCGTTCATCATTGAACTGGATGAAGAAGCAAAGATGCCACGTATCCGCCTAGAAAACCCAATAGGTGCTTACCCTGAGTTTGACCGCTACGGACGCTGTGTTGCATTTGCTAAACGATATATGATGACGCTGGGCGAACTTGTTTCGTTATTCCCTGAGTACGAGTATCAACTCCTAGGCAAACTACGCTATGAGCAAGACCTTAACTCTCAGATTGAAATGATTCGTTACTATGACAAAGACCAGTCTGTCATCTATCTACCTACTAAAGATAATCTGATTTTATCACAGGCTAAGAACCCACTTGGTAAAATGATGGTACTTGTAGCCCGTAAACCATCTGTTGATGGTGAAATGCGTGGTCAATTTGATGACATCCTCGGCATTCAATTACTTCGCAATCGTTTTGCATTGCTTGCTATGGAGGCAGCAGAGAAATCTGTCCAGGCTCCTATTGTTTTACCAGCAGATGTTAATGAGTTGCAACTTGGTGGAGATGCGATTATCCGCACACAGAACCCTGCGGGTGTTCGTCGTGTAGAACTTACATTGCCACAAGGTGCATTTACTGAGCAAACATTACTTAACCAAGAAATGCGAGTGGGTGCTCGTTATCCAGAGGGACGTACTGGAAACATTGATGCATCTATCGTTACTGGTCAAGGTGTACAGGCTCTTATGGGAGCATTTGATACACAGGTTAAATCAGCACAAGCAATCTTTGCGAGCGCATTACGAGATGTTATTCAAGTATGTTTTGAAGTTGATGAGAAGTTATTCCCTGCAGAAAAGACAATTCGTGGTGTAGATGCTGGTTCACCATATGAGATTACATACAATCCAGTAAAAGATATTAAGGGCGACTACTCTGCAGATGTCCGTTATGGTATGTTGGCTGGTCTTAACCCAGCACAGGGACTTATCTTTATGCTCCAGGCACTTGGTGGTGGCTTAATCTCTAAAGATTTGGCTATGCGTGAGTTGCCATTTAGCGTAAACGTAACACAAGAACTAGAAAAGATTGAAGTTGAAAGTATGCGCCAAGCATTGCTTGGTTCTTTAACAGCATATACACAAGCAATTCCTGCAATGGCTACACAAGGCGGAGATGCTTCTGCAATTGTTAAACAAATAGCAGAGGTTATTAGAATGCGCCAACGTGGTATGACTCTTGAAGATGCAATTCAAGAAGTATTTACACCAGCCCCAGCCCCTGCAGAACAAGTTCCTCCTGTTGGGGCTACCCCTTCTATGGTTGAGCAACCGTCCCCTGCTCCCGCTGGTGTCCTAACAGGAGGCGCTCTTCCGCCTGAAGTAACAGAAGGTGGACAAGCAGCGCCAGACATTATGAGTATTCTTTCAAGCCTAACATCAGGTGGAGAAGCGAACGCAAGTGTAAGAACAATCGCAAGAAGATAATTAAGTGGGGGACTATGACTGCAATTGTTGGCATTCAGGGTAAAGGCTGGGCTGTTTTAGCAGCAGATACTATGACTACATACATAGATAGACCGTATGTAGCCAAGGGTTGCGACAAAATAGTTAAAGTTGGTGAGTATTTAGTTGCAGTTGCAGGTGATGCTATTGCTGGAGACATACTTAACAACCTCTGGCAGCCACCTAAAGTAATTAAAACGCAAGACCCAGATAGATTTATGATGATTAGAGTGTTGCCATCTATAAAGCAGACTCTAACTGAAGCAGGTTATGACCCAGGACCTAAGACTAAGTCTGATGATGACTCTGGTTGGGACGCATTAATTTGTTTTAATGGAAAATTATTTCAAGTTAGTGATGATTATGGTTATATGCGAGACGATAGAGGCTTATACGGGATAGGTTCTGGTGGTGGAATAGCGCTTGGAGCGTTAGCATCAATGGATACCGAGATAAAAACCCACGCTAAAGCCTCAAGTGCTGCTAAGAAGTCAATCAATATAGCAATTCAATACAACATATGGTGCGGTGGAACCGCAAACGTTAAAACACAGTTTACTAAGTAGGAGGATAGCAATGGTAACAGCAGTACCTGAGAACCGTGGCGGAGACCGTCCTACTGCTCCACAGAATAATCCAATGAATATCAATCCAATGGG